TTATATTCTTTCGATAGATAAAAAAGGATATACAACGTTAGAAGATGAATATTACCATTATATGTTAGATGAGTATTATTTATTAGATTTTTTAGAAGGTGAATTTGAGATTATATCAAAACCTCTACCAAACGAAAATGTGGATGAGATAGAAGAGTTACCAATATATGAATTAGAACAGCCAAACGATCCAGTATGGTATAATAGACGTAAACTCAACGAAATAATAAACACAGTAAACGAACTGAAAGGAGTATTGAAATGACACATATTATATTTGCAATATTGTTTTTAATAATATCACTATCTAGTTTAATAATGTTTGCAATATATCATAACCCAAATATGTATATGGCGTTTTGGGGCAGTTTGATAATTAGTAATATTTATATCACGAAAGGAGTTTAATAATATGGAAAACAATAAATATAAATTAACAAATAACACTAAAGAATTATTCGGTAAAGTATTATATCAAATTAAAGCTTTAAAAAGTTTTGGAAATATTGATAAAAATGAATTAGGTGGGTATATAGAAAAAGAAGCAAACCTTAGTTCATCTGGTGATGCTTGGGTGTATGGTGATGCTAAGGTGTATGGTGATGCTAGGGTGTCTGGTGATGCTAGGGTGTCTGGTGATGCTTGGGTGTATGGTGATGCTAAGGTGTATGGTAATACTTGGGTGTCTGGTGATGCTAGGGTGTCTGGTGATGCTTGGGTGTATGGTGATGCTAGGGTGTATGGTAATACTTGGGTGTATGGTGATGCTAAGGTGTATGGTAATACTAGGGTGTATGGTTCTATAAACTTTGAATTTGGTCAGTGTTTCGGTAGCAAAGGAAAAGATTGGAATGTAACCGAATTAACTAATGGAGAAGAAATATTATTAATTAAAGATTATAAACCGTCAACTAAAATAGAAGTTAAAGAAATGACAGTAAATGAAGTTAGCAAATTATTAGGTTATGAAATTAAAATAAAAGGAGAAGATGAATAATGGAATATGATAACAGTAATCGTGGAGCATTATGGCTATCTCAATACGTAGATAAAGACGGCAACCAACAATACAACGGTAAACTAGATGTAGAGGGTAAAGAATACAACGTAGCTATGTATATAGTAACATCAGAAAATACTAAAGCACCAAAGTTTAGATTAAAATTACAAGACAAAGAAATAAAACAAGAGCAACCTAGACAAGCACAACCAAAAGTAGAGGAAGTTAAAGTTCCAGATCCATTTGAACTTTTTGGAAATTCGGTAGAATATGATAATTCATCTTTACCGTTCTAGGAAAGGGGAATAGACAATGAATTTATATGATGAACTACAACAGAAGACTAAAGAACTTGATATAAGCATTAAATCACTACGTAAGAGTGGAACACAATACGCTGAAGCGGAACGCACATACAAACTAGAACTACGTATACAATCGCTTAAACTACGTAATGATGGTATGGCTGTAACATTAATAAACCAGATAGTGTATGGCATACAAGAAGTTGCTAACGCAAGATTTAAACGTGATGTTGCTGAAACTGTGTTTATTGCCAATAAAGAAGCGATCAACTCAATCAAACTCCAGTTACGATTAATAGACGGACAATTAAGTAGAGAGTGGACTAATGCAAAATGAATAAAAAGGAACGTCTACTCTACCAACAGATAAATGAAGAACAAGAGGGTTGCCAGTTAGCAGATCACACTTGTCAAGGTTGGTATGAACTGCACCACGTATATAGAGGGAAGAATAGGAAGAACTCTACTAAATATAAGATGATAGTTAAGTTGTGTGATAAACACCACGATAGTTTATCGCCAGCACAAGACTTATATTTAAAGCAAATGTATCAAAAGAAATTTCAACAAGAATTTCCTGATGAAGATTTTATGTCAATATTTAGGAGGAACTATTTATGAGAGAGATTAAGTTTAGAGGTAAAAGAGTAGATAATGGAAAATGGGTGTATGGAGATTTATGGCATTACAATAAGAAGCCATCAACAATAATAGACACGTCTAAAGCACATATAATTCACGGTTCGGAGATTATCTCGTCAACAGTAGGACAATACACAGGACTCAAAGACAAGAACGGTGTGGAGATATATGAGGGTGATATAGTACATCATAATTATTACAGAATTGGAGAAATAGATAACTATTATAAATTAGTATTTGATGATTATAGATTTAAGTTTGTAGGAATAAAAAATAATGACCATTTAGAAATATACGGATTTAGACAATGGCAAGAAGATAAACAAGAACGATTAGATTATATTGATGACATCATTTCTAACATAGAAGTAACAGGCAACATACACGAAACTGTTATAGACGACTAGGGATCTAGCGTTTATATAAAAAACTGTCGGTGTTATTTTACGATCATAGTTTGGCAGTTCTATGATTTTTACTTGACAAATACGAACATATGATTGTATAATGTATTTAAGGTAACAAAAAAATGAGTAGAGGCGGAAAAGGTAGACGCACTTAAGAAAATAATGTGTCCTCATACGGTGGGTAATCTTAGTGAACCACGCAAGGACGGTATAGAGTGCAAATCTCTATCTACTCACTTATTAATAAAAGAGGTTGTGGTATTATGAAAAATACTAAAGATACAAGCGATGATACTTCCAAAGGGGAGTTTGTCGCTTTTTTTGTGGGAGAAAATAGTTTTTACCCAACCAAACGCACATACGAGGATCGGATTATGAAAGAAATAAAACGGAAAGAGAACTACCAGAGTGTTAAAGATATGTTTAAAGATGAGATAGAAGAATACAGAGGAGGTAATTATTATGAATAGAGATTATGACGTAGAGTTATTGATTAAGTTAGGAAAGCAAGTTGATAATAAACTAGCAACGTGGTCTGAAATGAGTAGTGTGTGGTTCAAGAATACAGGCGAGAATTTAACACATAGTGCTTTATCAAAGAGATACCATAGAGCAAAGGTAGTCTTGCAAAATGAGAACCCAGAAGAAAACAACTTTGAATATGAACGTGTAGATGATAAAGGAAATGTAGACGCACAGAAGATAGTTACATTACCACCGAACGTTAAAAAGACACCAGAGTTACTATTAGACGCATTGGGTTACGACCATAACTTCTATAATCTTAAATGGCATCAATGTAGTATGTGGGATCAAAAAAGTAAAGTAGCCGATAAATGTTTATATGCTGTTAAATTTAGAGTAGAGCCTAGAATAGAACCAGTGTTTAGTCCAGAAGAATTTGCTGATGAATTAGAAGCGTTGCTATCACGTAAGATAGCACCGATACAATTAGAGGAAAAGAAAGCATTTGATAAGCTTAATAAAAAGAAACTAATGGAGTGTCCTGCAATAGAACTTCACTTAGGAAAAATGGCTTGGCACGGAGATACAGGAGAAGATTACGACCATAATATAGCAGAAAAAAGATTTCACGAGATTACACAAGAGATAGTAGATAAGCAAAAAGACCAACAATGTAGTAAATTAGTAATGTGTATAGGTAATGACTTCTTCAATAGCGATACAATAGACACTACAACGACTAAAGGAACGCCTCAACAAAATGATATGCGTTGGAAGAAAATGTTCTTAAAAGGGCTTAAAATGTATTCTCAGCAGTTGGTAACATTAAGACCATACTTTGATAAGATAGACGTTAAGTTAGTTCAAGGTAATCACGCAAAGATGGCAGAGTTCTATTTGTTTGTAGCACTAGCACAAGCACTTAAAGGCGACAACGTAATTAAGTTTGACAATGACTATAAAGAAACTAAAGGTATTAAATGGGGGGTTTGTGGTATATTCTGGAACCACGGCGACCAAAATGCTAAGAGATTAAACAAAAGTATAGCAGTAGAGTTTCCACAGATATGGGGAAAGACAATATTTAGAGAGTTACACTGCGGACATTTACATACTGAAAAGGTTGTAGATGAGGAGGGCGGACTTATCACAAGGAGAATATCGTCGCCATCAGGAACAGATGATTGGCATTACGGACAAAGATATATGAGTTTACAGAAGCACCCATTGTTTATATGGGACAAAGAAAAAGGTATGACAGCTATGTATAATGTTAATTTCTTACAGAAAAACCCAAAAATGCTTAAAAAGGAGAAATAATATGAGTATACCCTATGGTGGAGATACATACCCACATTATCAAGGTAAGTATGGATTAGGAGATAATATTAGAAACGAGTATCTGGAAGCATTATCAAAAGGAATAAGTAAAGTAAGCACAAACAATAGAGATGAGTTAGACTTACGAGATAATATGGAAGAAGAACTACTACTTGCTAGGTGTGATGAGAAGCCAGAGATAGATATGTTCGTAGAAAGACTAGACGTATTATTAGAATTATTCAATGGCTCAAGAATTACAGGAGAGTTTCTCATAGATCTAGGCTTCACGTTTGAAGATTTTGGACGTATGCAAGTTAATGGAATAGATAAGAGAAGAACTATTGAAATAGATGGAGAACAAAAAAGAATTAATGGAGACGAACAATCGTTCGGAACAATAGTTAAGAGTAGAATTATAGGAAAGGTTAAGTTTCCAAGCAAGCAATACACAAAATAGTTAGTGACAATGCTGTCATTTTGTGGTATAATACAGATATCAATAGGAGAGTAATTATGAAAAAAGTATTTACGATACCAGCAAAGGCTATGGGAAAGCAAAGAGCAAGGATTACTAGATATGGAGCATACACTCCTGCAAAGACAAAAGAGTTTGAAGAATTAGTTAAAATGAGATATTTAGATCAACACGAGATAGACCAATACGAATACGCAATAAGAATAAACATACAAGCAATAATACAACCACCTAAGAGTTTATCAGAGAGAAAACGCAAAGAATTATTAGGTAAGCCAGTAACTAAAAAGCCAGACTGGGACAACATAGGTAAGATTATATCAGACGCACTCAATGGAATAGCATACAAAGATGACAACCAGATATACGAGGGTAGAGTTACCAAACGTTATGGTGGAGTAGACAGCATATTAGTAGAGATATATTACGAGTAAGAAAGAAGATGTAATTATGAAACTATGTTTTAAAAAAGACAAGTATACTTTTTATGTTAGTGAGAGTAAGCATAGAAGTCCTGATATTAGTCTAGACATAGAAGAAGCAGTAGACATTAAAGATATAGAAATTATCACAAGCTTACTAACTGTAGGATTTATACCAGTAGTAACTAAGAAGAAACAAAAAGGACAACAGTTGATTAAACGTTATGAACGACACGGAGAGATAACAGACTAATGAAGAAGAAAATAAGTCAGTTAGATCTTGCTAAAGATATGTTTAAGGCTATGGGAGTTAAAGTTAAGTTTATAGATATAGATGAAGAACAAGTAGTAGACACGATAGAAGATATAACGAAAGAAGATGTATGCTATGAGAAACAAAAAGCAAATGAAAGTAACAACGGAACATTATATGGAGCTGATACAATCAATAGAAGTATTAGAAGAAGCAAACGTAGAGTGGGAAAAGGAATATAATATATTACTAACAGCATTTGAAACGTATGTAACAAAAGAAGAAAAACAAAAAGTTAAGAGCAAAACAATAGGATTTAGATAATTAAAACTTTTAACTGTTACACGGCTCGTGGATAGAGTGATATTTCTAAATAGTTCCCGTTCGCACCTCTCAATGAAGTGAAACAGTGACAGGACAGTAACAAAGTAAGGTATACTAGTTGTTCCTTACTTGGAGAAATATATATGAGATTAACCTCGACAGAAACCGAAGTGTGCAAAGTGTGCGTAAACAACAATTAGCAATTAGATAGTATCAAAGTTGTTATATTGGCGTATACTCATTCTGTTATATATTTTTCTAAGTAGTGAATAACTACAAACGCAAAGTCCTCGTGGCAACGGCGACAGAAATATGTACGTACCACAATGAGGCATTTTAGTTTTTGATTACTGGGTGGATATGGATATAGCGGTGAAAGCCCGTTACACAATAAAATGTGTTAGGCTAACAATGAGAAACTGTCATATCTTACCAGTAGTCACATAACTATAAAACCATAATACGTAATATATGGTGGTATAGATAACCATACAACCATAATTGTTACACTTATACTCGGTAGCATTATGGAACATTTGTTACAAAGTTATTTCGATACATCGAACAATAGTTAATAATAACAAAGTTATTTCGATACATAGAAAGGAAATTAATATGAGCAAGTTACCTAAAGATATAGAAGAGTTCAGAAACACCAAGCTAAGAGATAAAGAAGACAGTATAACTAGAAAGACATTTAACAGACTATTAATGGAACTACCAGAAGATCAACTACCTAACATACACACAGAGGTAGGAGCATTCGTAGAACTAACAGAAACTAAAGCATTACAGATATTAAAAGATTACAAGTAGAGGTGGTAAGCTATGGCAAACAAAGATGTAGGTAGACCAACAGTAGTATCAGATGTAACACTACAATTATTAAGAGAAGGTTTCAGTATGGGATTTACTGATATAGAGTGTAGTTTATATGCAGGTATAGCTGTATCAACTTTATATAATTATTGTAGAGATAACACTAAATTTGCAGAAGATAAAGAAATACTCAAGCATAAACCTAAGATGAGAGCTAAGATTAACTTAGATAAAAGTATTAAAGATGGCGACAAAGATATAAGCAAATGGTATCTTGAAAGAAAATCTAGAGATGAGTTTAGTTTAAAGCAAGAGGTATCAGTAGGTAATAAAGATGGAGAAGACTTTAATGTTAATCTATCATCACTAACAACAGAACAAATAAGAGAGTTGTTAAACAATGAAGATAAGGAATGAACTAAAAAAAGAATTAGCTAGAAGAAGTTATATAGACTATGTAGAATATGTCCACGAAGGACGATGGTTAAGAAGTAAACATTTAGAGTTAGTATGTGAGTATATAGAAAAGATATTATCTGGAGATATAAAACGGTTAATTATATCAATGCCACCACAACACGGCAAGAGCCAGAGTGTTACAGAAACGTTACCAAGTTATTACTTAGGTAAGAATCCTAGCAATAGAGTTATAGAAGCAAGTTATGGCGATGATTTGGCTAGAAGATTTGGTAGAAGGAATAAACAAAAGATAAATCAATTTGGAAAAGAATTGTTTAATATAGAGTTAAGTAAGTCTAGTAGTAGTGATACAGACTTTGAAATAGAAGAACATAAAGGATCAATGATAAGTCGTGGTATTATGGCTGGTATTACAGGACAACCAGCAGACTTAATTATAATAGATGATCCAATTAAGAATAAAGAACAAGCGACAAGTGAAACATACAGAGATAAGTTATGGGAAGAATGGTTAAACTCTATTAACACAAGACTAAGTGCTAATGGTAAAGTTATATTAATACAAACTAGATGGAGTGAAGATGATTTAGCAGGAAGGTTACTAGATAACGAGGCTGGCAAATGGACTTACATTAATATACCTTGTGAAGCTGAAGAAAACGATATACTTGGTAGAACTAAAGGCGATGCATTGTTTCCAGAGATAGGTAAAGATAACAAATGGCTTACAGAGTTTAAGACATCATACACAAGTAAAGAAGGTAGTATGACTTGGAATGCTTTATATCAAGGACAACCTACTACACTTGAAGGAAATATGATAAAAAGAAAATGGTTAAAGTATTATAAAGAGTTGCCTCCGCAAAATTACAAATGTATTAGTGTTGATGCAACTTTTAAAGATGGAAAGAAAAATGATTATGTAGCAATACAAGTATGGGGTAAACGCAATTATGATTACTACCTTATAGACAGAATCAAAGCGAAGATGGACTTTCCAACAACATTACAAGCTATTATTAATATGAGAATGAAACATCCAGTCAATGCAGTATTCATTGAAGATAAAGCAAATGGTAGTGCAATTATAAGTATGTTAAGGAAACAAATGGACAGCATAATAGATATTAATCCAGAAGGCGGTAAAGTTGCTAGAGTTAATGCTATTGCACCGTTGTATGAATCTGGTAACGTATATATACCTGAAAAGGAATGGACTAATGATTATGTTAATGAACTTGTAGGATTTCCAAATTCTAAAAACGATGATGAAGTAGATGCAACAAGTCAGGCATTAAACAGATTAAGAAACATAGATGGATCATTAAACAAAATGTCTGAAAGAGATAGACGTATGGAACATAGTTATAATCAAACAGTTAAAGCAATAGCTGGAGGAACACCATCAATGGACTTCCTAAAGTTTTAGAAGGAGTTAGTATGAAGCATATATCTACAATAGATTGGTTTATGATACCTAGATCACAGTATACACCTGTAATAGATAAGGAACTGAAGTTAGTTAAGAGTAAATGGTATAGTTGGCACGAAAGATTATTTGCAAAGTATAAGCGAGTAGAAGATACAAGATGGAAGTTCTTTAAGAACGGACATTACGCAATAGGAACGTATAACTTAAAGATAGCAAAGCAAGAGTTCACGTTTCGTATTAAATAGGAGGACTAAATGTTAGATAGAGTTAAGTATTATGGAGATAGGACTACTGGAGATAACGGTTTAAAAGTATCAACGTATTTAGATTTGTCAGATATAATTATAGAGAATGAAGATAACAAACTAAGACATAATCTGTGTGAGAAGTATAATGCGATAGGTTTATGTAACTTAACACAGGAACAAGCACTAGAAGCAATAAAAGTTTATGGGAATAAGTAGGAGGAAAATATGGAGTATGTTTTATTAGTAGTAGTGTTACTGCAAGGATTAGCTATAACTTACTTAATGGTAAACAAGAAACCTAAGCCATTAACACTTGATGAACAAGCACAGATGAAGTTAGAGAACGAAAATAAGCAATGGCAAAAGTTATTCAGTTATAACGAGGGTGTTGCAACTAGGGGGTATAGAGAATGAAAGATGAACAAGCAGATTTAGTTAAATGGTGGAGTCGTTATCAATCAGGTATATCTTATAACCAAGCATTGATAATAGGGGAAAAGAGTTATTACGATACAATAGATGTAAATATAGCGTTCTCAAATGACGATCAATGGAGAAATGTAGAAGCAGAAGATATATCTAAACCTACTATACCTATATTACAAAAAGCAAAACAATATTCAGTTGCTAATGTAACAAGCACAGCAATCAGTGCTACTATACAACCTGAAGAGTTTAATAGTAATGAAGAGGAAAGAAATCCTGAAATGCAGGGCGAGATAGAAGCCACTGAGATGGCTAATGCAGAGATAAGAAACATATTTGATAGAACAAAGTTTGAGTTTAAAGTTAGAGAAGGATTAGGCGATGCGTTTGATATGGGAGATATGTGTTTACATACTCTGTGGAATGCTGAAGTTAAACCACTTAAAGGTAAGAAGTTTGAACAGTTCCAAGGACAGATAGACGCAGAACTTGTTGATGGACCTAATATAATGTTTGGTAATGGTAACAATGCTGATCCACAAATACAACCATATATAATCGTTGTAGGTAGAGAACTAGCAACAACGTTACAAGATGAGGCTAAAACATATAAAGAAACAACACAGATTAATGAAGATACAGAATGGGAATATCAAGCTGGAGATAATGGCAAGATAGAAGTAGAAGCCGATAAGTATGGTAAAGCACTATATATAATCGTATATGAGAAAGATAAGAAGACAGGCAAAGTTAAAGCAAGTAAACTTGTTCAAAACTCATTCATATATAAAGATATAGATACTGAGTTAACAAGATACCCAATAGCGTGGTTCAACTATAAGAAACAAAAGAATCAATATCACGGTAGAGCTGGAGCAACTGGACTTATATCTAATCAGATAGCAATTAATAAACTATTAGCAATGATTATATATTCAGTTATGAAAACAGCATTTCCAACAATGGTATATAATGGCGAGAGAATGTCAGCACCAACTAATGAGATTGGTAAAGCAATACCACTTAGGAATATGACACCTGGAGAAAACGTTAATAATGTAGCAGGATTCTTACAAACTGGACAAGTAGCACAACAAACGTTCTCACTAATAGAAATGATTATCACACATACGAAAGATATGCTTGGTATAACAGATGCAGCAGTAGGTAATGTTAATCCTGATAATACGTCAGCAATGGCATTAGCAGAGAAACTTACATCAGTTCCATTAGAGAATGTTCGTAGTAACTTATATGAGTTCACAGAACAGTTCGTAGATAACTTGTTAGATATGATGGGCGCTAAGTATGGAACAAGACCTGTCAAGATAACAGATGGAGATAATACAAGCATACAAATATTTGATTTCAGTAAGATGAAAGAACTAAACGTAAGTAAGAGAATAGACGTAGGATCTATTGGTTATGCTTCAGAGTTGTCTAGTTTGAAAGACTTAAGAGATTTGTTAGAACTTGGTGCTATCACAGTAGTAGAATACTTAGAAAGATTACCAGAGCATCAAATACCTGAAGTTAAAGAACTTATAGAACAGATTAAGAAACGTGAAGGATTAATAAGTGCAGACCAGCAAGAAGAAAACAATGTTAAGTTTGAAGAGATGGTAGCATTTATAGAAACATTACCACCAGAAGTGCAAGAGCAATTAAGAGCATTACCTGATGACCAATTAGAAATTGAAGTAGAACGATTAATGGCTGAAGGTGGAGGAAACAATCAACAAGCTCAAGGAGATTTAAACCAACTGATAGGAGGTTAAACAATGAATAAAGATATTAAATACATATATGATTATTTACGAAACTTAACTTCTCTATTAAAGAAGACTGAAAAAGAAGTTAAAACATTTGGCAAGACTAAAGAAGATATAGCAAGTATGAAGGCTACAATTACAGAACTCAAGTCTACTATCAAAGATTTAAAGAAAATAGATAAGAGTTCTGATATAGCTGATATATCTGCAAAACTATTAGATAAGATGGCTAAATATCATATTAAAGACGATTACTGGTATTTTGGAGAAAAGAAATTACTAAGAGCAACTGGTTATAGTGTTAAAGGCGACAAAGGACAGGCTGGTAGGGACGGTAAAGACGGAACTAACGGTAAGGACGGACTTAATGGTAAGAACGCTAAGAACGGCTTAAACGGACGCAATGGAAAAGATGGTAAACAAGGTAAAGATGGACTAGATGGAAAAGATGGTAAGTCTACTAAGGCTAAGAACATTAAGATTGGTAAAGTTACAACAGTAGATGCTGGAACTGATCCATCGGTAATAGCACAAGAAACAAAGAACGAAATAGTATTAGACTTAGAAATACCTAGAGGACCAACTGGAGGCCAAGGTAGAACTGGTAACGGAGTTGTTGCTGGTGGAACTACTGACCAAGTGTTGGCTAAAGCAAGCGATACTAATTACGATACTAAATGGGTAACTGGTGGAGGCGGAACTGGTGCTGTTGATAGTGTTAATACACAAACAGGAGTTGTAGTGCTAGATACCGACGATATAGAAGATACAGCAACTAATAGATATACAAATGATACTGATATAACAAGACTTGCTAATACAGAGGGAACTAACACAGGCGACCAAGTGTTACCAGTTGCAGGAGATTTTAACCATAATGACTTAGCTAATATAAATGCAGGTACAGACTATGAACATATAACACAAACGCAAAAAGATTTATTAGGAAATATAAATCAAGATGTAAAAACTACGGCAAGTCCAACATTTGAAGAATTAACATTATCAAATGATTTGAACATTGTTGAAAATTATGCTGGTTTATTAGGAACTATGGTAACAAATACTAATGATGATGCAATACCAGTTGCTGGTGCAGTACATCAAATGACTAATGATTTAGGTTATTGGGGATTAATAGGTATGACAAGTTCTGCTTCTACAATAGGTAGTGGAACATTCCAAAATACTCTTCATTTTTATAATCAAGGTTATAACAATACATTAAATACAATAGATGGAAATAAAGATTTTGTTTGGGGAACAGACCCAACTGATAATCATAATTATTCAGCATTAAGTAATGAAGTAATGAGATTAACCGCTGCTGGTAATTTATCAATAGAAGGAACAGTAGACGGAATAGATATAGGAACTGACGTTCCGTTAAACACAACACATAGAACGAGTAATGGTTCAGACCATACATTTATAGACCAAAGCGTAGTAAGTGGAGCAAGTCCAACATTTGATGGCAATAACTTCACAGGTATAGACGCAGATGATGTGGCAGTAGATACTACTAACTTTGATGGAATATTAAGTGCGACTGATGTAGATGTACAAACTGCGTTAGAAACAATAGATGATATAGATAGCGACGATGTTTCAGAAGGAACAACTAATTTGTATAACCAAACACATACAGGAGATGTAACTGGCAGTGAAGCCCTTACAATAGGAGCAGCAAAAGTAACTGAAGCAATGCAAGTATTAGCAGATAATACTACTAATGATGTTTCAATAACTAAACACGGTTATGTACCTAAAGCAGCAAATACAGGACAATTCTTAAAAGATGATGGAACTTGGGCAACACCTGCTGGAAGCGGAAACGTTTCTACAAGTGGAACTCCAGTTGCAAATGATATACCAAGATTTGTTAATGGAACAGACATAGAAGGACTAACTTATGCAGAATTAAAAGATGCCCTTAACTTAGAAATAGGTTCAGACGTTCAAGCGTACGCAGCAAACTTGTCAGAGTGGTCAGGAGTTAATCCTAGCACTAACGGCAAGAGTTTAGTATCAGCAGTAGATTATGCAGCAATGAGAACATTGCTTAATATAGAAGATGGAGCAACAGCAAATAGTAGTGATGCAACTTTACTTGCAAGGGCTAATCATACTGGAACACAAACTGCTAGTACAATAAGTGATTTTGATACTGAAGTAGCCAACAATAGTGCAGTGGCTTTAAATACTGATAAGATAACAAATGTAACAACTAACCTATCAGAAGGAACTTCTACTAATACAACTGTAGATGTTAATTCAAGCGATGGAACTAATGCGACATTAGTGTCAGCAAGTACATCAAGGGCAGGATTATTAACTAAAGCGAAGTTTGATGAGATAGTCGTAAACAATGGTAAAGATACAAATGTATCAACCGACTTATCACTAGGAACTAAAACAGCAACTACTATGGATGTAAACTCAAGTGATGGAACTGATGCTACTTTAATAGAAGCAGATACTACTAATGCTGGTTTATTAGGTTCAGATAAATGGGATGAGATAGTAGCAAATACATTAGTAAAACACGATGCAGTAACAGTTGCCGATACTGATGAAATAGATATGACTTTAACAGGTCAAGAAATAAAAGCAGATATTAAGTCAGCAAGTATAGATGAGACTAAACTAGATACAAGCGTTAATGCGAGTTTAGATTTAGCAGATACTTCAGTTCAAAATGCTGGTAACGAAACAATAGCTGGAGTTAAAACATTTACAACGTTACCTCAATCAGCAGATACGCCAAGTGCTTCATTAGACTTAGTTAATAAGAATTATGGCGATACTAATTATATACAGAGTTTAAGTAGTTTAGGAGTAACTGCTACTTCAACAGAACTTAACTATGTAGATGGAGTTACAAGTGCTATACAAACACAGTTGGATACTAAACAAGTTAAAGGTGGTTGGAACCCAATAAGTGTTACATTGACTTATTCAAGTGCTGATGACCCAACTTATGTTGTAACAACGGCTAGTGATTTAACTGATGACTTGAGTGTTGGTATGAAAATATTTCTAACAAACGCTTCTCTAGATAAATACTTTATAATTACTGCTATAACAAGTGGAACAATAACATTGTATGGCGGAACTGATTTTAACCTAGCTAATAGTGCAATTACTGCTGTTTATTATTCAACAGAAAAAGCACCATACGGATTTAATTTAAGTAAAGATATATGGAGTGTTATAGTCGCAGACATCACAAATAGAAGCCAAGCTAGCCCTACTGCGTCAACTTGGTATAACTTAGGTTCAGTAAGTATTGATATACCAATAGGTGCATGGGAAATATCATATTCGGCAACTATGAGAGTAAATAAAGCTTCAGCATCACCTATTAATGGATTTACTACATTATCAACTAGCGCTTCATCAGAAAGTGACGTTGACTTTACAACGTATTCTATAACTAATTCCACCATAATGGCAGACAGTTTATTTGTTTCTAAAGAACTTATATTAACAACTAAAGATACTTATTATATTAATGCAAGGACTACTGTTTCATCAGTATCAAGTATAGACCACAGAAATTCAGAACATAAATTAATTATAAGAGCATTATGTTCATATCTATAAAAGGAGGAACAAATGAGATATATAGCTATTAAGAAAGAAGATAAGTTTGAAGTAACAGGGATCAAGACTATGAAAGATTTAAAAGGTAAAGATGTAGAAGTCAAGTTTGCTACTAAAGACTACGACAAGAAACAACTTGCAGATATATTATTAGCATACGAGATAGAACGTAACGAAGTTGCAGAGAAATACGCAAACGAAATGAAAGATATGGAAAGTATATTAAAAGCAATTAAGGAGGCTGAATAATATGGCATTAAAAAAACGTAGTAATAGGCTTACTAGGAAACAACGTAAAGAATATGATAAACAAAGAAAGAAAAATTATGAGTATACTATTTCAGATAAGAGTAGTAAAAGTGTTTATGATGCTGGTTTAGAAGCAATAGAAAATACTAGAAAGAGTTTAAGAAAGAGCGTTAATGCACATAAAAGCAAAGGAACTTCTACACTTATCAGCAACTTAGGTAAAGTTGTTAAAAAGAATAGCAAAAAGAATAGCAAAAAGAAAAGTGTTAGTTCTTCAACAGCAAAATTTAAAAGAGATTTTCTAAAAAGTTTCTTAGGTAAATAGAGTTTAGGCTCATTTATAAATAAGGTCTTTCAAGTCTAGACCTTAATAAAGAAGACATACTAGCGACCACACTAGAAGGAGGATTTAAAATGAACGAAGCAGAAAACCAAGTTAGACCAGACGAGGAAGATGCAAACACGCTAATTGACTTCAACGACATTGCAGAGCAAGAGAAACAAGATGAAATTGACAATGAAGAATTTATAGCGACTGAAGAAGACACTTCAGAACCTGATACAGAAGCAGTAGACCAACCAGTTGAACCTGATGTGAAGGACGAGGTAGACTTTACACCATTGTTAAATAAACTATCAAAGGACATCAAGTTTATGGACGAAGAGATAACTATTGATAGCTATGATGACATAGTAAAGAATTACCAAAAGGGGTTAGCGTTAGACAAAAAGACAGAAAAACTGAAAGAACTTCAAAATTCTCCAGTAGTCACATTTGTTAATAAACTAGCCGAAGAAAGCGGTATTACTCCTGAAGAGTATATACAGCAAGTTGAACAAATGCAAGTAGATCAAGCCAAGCAAGAAGAACAGAATTACCTTAATACATTAGTAGATAAAGGTATGGACGAAGAAGAAGCAAAAACATTTGCAGAAGATAGACGAGTAACTAAAGAGTTAAAGAAAGAACTTAACCAAATCAAAAAAGAAAAGATGATTAGAGATAAAGAAGCGACACATAAAAAAGAAAATGCCGACTTCCTAGAAAACCATCAAGACGTTGATTTAAAGAGTATTCCAAATTCTGTATATGTAGAAGCTGAAACAATAGGTTTAGAAGCAGCATTTGCAAAACACGAAAACAATTCGCTTAAAGAACAATTAAAGATATTGAAACAAAACACAGCCAATCAAGGTAGTTCGCCAGTTAAGGCAACTACTACGCACGGAGGAGTTGTTGTCGCTAAAGAAGACGACTTTCTCAAAGGGTTAGACGTTTAGACAACAGGTCAGTGCAATAAAAGGAATGATTAAAAATGGCAGTAAATTACGCAACTAAGTTTGAAAGTAAAATCGCAAAAGCGTTTACTCTTAAATCACTTTCTGAAGCAGGAGTAAATAAACAGTTCTCTTGGTTAGGAAATTCAGCAATTGAAGTTTTTGGAATCACAACTCAAGCATTAGCTGATTATGATGTTGATGCAACTTCAAATAGATATGGGACTCCATCTGAGTTACAAAATGTAGTTCAAACTATGCTTTTAACAAAAGACAGAGCATTCTCAATCTCTATTGATAAAATGACATTACAAGATACTAATGGAGCAACTAAAGCTGGAGAAGTTTTAAAAATGGAAATTGATGAACAAATTACACCAGAGATAGATGCTTATAGATTTGATACTATGCACGATGCAGCAATAGCTAATAGTGCTTATGCAGTAGAAGTTACTTCAGCATCAAATGCTTATACACAATTCTTAGCAGGACAAGAAACATTAGGAGATGCAAAAGTGCCAATAAGTGGCAGAGTAGCATTCGTTTCTTATTCTTTCTATTCTTTCATCAAACAAGATACTTCATTTATGTTAGCATCTGAAATTGCAATGAAAGAAAGAATCAATGGTATGGTAGGTATGGTTGATGGAGTTAAATTAGTTCCAGTTCCAAGTTCAATTTTACCAACAAATGTAGCATTCATTTTAGCACACCCATCTGCAACAGTTGCAGCTGAGAAACTAGAAGAATATAACATAAGAAATAACGTTCAAGGATTTTCTGGAATAGTAATCGAAGGTAGAGTTAGATATGACGCTTTCGCTATTGACCAAAAAGTTGATGGATTGTATGTTCACGGTATTGGCGTAATAAGCTAATTATTGTTTAATACATTGGAAGTGACTTCGGTCGCTTCTAAGAATTAGAAAATAATGGAGGAATATATGAAAGTATTGATTACAGGTGGCACAGGATCGTTTGGAAACGCAATGATAAAAAGGTTATTAAAAACAGACGTTGAAGAAATAAGAGTGTTGTCTAGGAACGAGAAACTACAAGTGGAAACCAAACTGAATACATTAGATGATAGAGTTAAGTTTTATATTGGAGATGTTAGGAACATACGTTCGGTTAATGAAGCAATGGAAAATGTAGATTATGTATTCCACGCAGCAGCTATGAAACATATTGATAAGTGTAGTAGTTTTCCAAAAGAGGCAGTAGATATAAATATTAATGGAAGTATGAACGTAATGCTGTCAGCAATAGATAATAAAGTTAAGAAAATTATACTGTTAAGCACAGACAAAGCAACAAGTGCAACCACTATATATGGTGCTACAAAACTCACAATGGAGCAAATAGCACAAAATGTAGTAAATAAGGACACACAGATTATAACCACTAGATATGGTAATGTTCTTGGAAGTAATGGTAGTGTAGTAGAAATATTTAAAAGATTAGTTAAAGAAAATAAACCATTAACAATAACAGATCCAAATATGACTAGATTCTTTATGAGTTTAGATGAAGCAGTTGACTTAGTTCTGTATGCTTTGGAAAATGGTAAACATAAAGACTTGTTCGTATTTAATAATAAATCTTGCACGATACAAGAACTTGCGGATTGTTTCAGTAGTAACCAAATAGTTACAGGAGTAAGATGCACAGAGAAAACAGATGAAGCATTACTTACATTAAATGAATTAAGCCATAGTGAATTAAATGGCGATTATTTCAAGGTAAATGCAGAAATACAAAGTGAGATAACCTATACTATGCCTTTAACCAGTGACAATGCAAAAAGACTGGACAGAACGTCACTTTTAGAGTTAATAAATGAATGCTAGTGTTCTGGTATTAAGTAGTGATGGTTATAGTGACTTGTGGCAACCGTTTAATACGTTATTTAAAAAGTATTGGAAAGATTGTCCATATAATGTTTATATTATGGCAGAAGAAAAAGATAGTGATTATTTCCCAACATTAAAAACTTCAGGAACTTGGACAGCAAGATTTAGACAAGCGTTAGAACAAATTGATACTAAATACGTAATTATACTAATGGAAGACTTCTTTTTAAGAAAGAAAGTAGAACAAGAGCGTATAGACAGCGTATTTGATATGTTTGATGACAATACAGCAACGTTTAGCCTAGAGTTAGGTAATTGTTTCAAAACAACTAAAAGTGCCTTAAACGGCTTTAAACAGAAGAATAATAAACAGATATATTTATGTAGTTGCCAGCCAGCAATATGGGAAAAGAGTAAATTATTAGAATTGTTACAAGGAGAACTAAATCCGTGGCAATGGGAAACACAAATAATAGATAGTCCTTACAAGTTTTATATTAACGATAGTGATTTGATATTTGATATTGGTTACTATGAAGATAAGAAACCGTGGGGGGTTGTTCAAGGTAAGTGGTCAACACAATGTATAGAGTTATTTAACAAAGAAAATATTAAAATAAATTTTGAGGAAAGAGGTTTTATAGATATGAAACTATCAATCATAATACCTTATTATAAAACATTAGAATTAACTAAGAAACTACTTACAGAACTTACTAAACAAACAACTAAAGATGTAGAAATTATTGTTATAGATGATGGGTGCAATGAAAAAGAGTTAGACAAGTTTAAAGTTAAGGTTATACACAAAAAGAATAATGGAGTTTCAAGTGCTAGAAATACTGGATTAGATAAAGCACAAGGTAAATACATAGCATTCGTTGATAGCGATGATATGGTAATGCCAAACTTTATAGCAACTATATTACAAAAGATAGATAAAGAACCATTTGATTATTGTTATATGTCTTGGAAAAATGATAAAGGAATTAAGTATATTATAAACAATGAACCACCTGAATTTAATAAAAGCGTGTGGAATTGTGTATATAAACAAGAAATGATAGGCACTAAAAGATTTAAAGAGAATATGCAATATGGCGAAGATTGGGACTTCAATACAAGAGTTAGACAAGGTAAAAAAGCAAACATTATAGAGATTATGTATATATACTATGCTGGTAGGCCTGATAGCGAAACCGATAAATATGGTAAAGGTAAACTATCTATTAATAAACCTATTAAAGCACAAGTAGTTATGTTCCAAAAGTTCATATCTAAGATAGGCGGAGTTGAAACATTTATATACGAATGGTTAAAAGAGTTCAGTTCACAGCACGATATATTATTCTTATATGAAGAATCAGATCCTATACAATTACAAAGATATAGAAAATTGGTTAAATGCAAACTATATAGAGGAGAAAATATTGAATGTGAAACTTATGTCAATGTAAACTTCAGTAAGAATATAGCAGACAACGTAAAAGCAAGTAGTGGTAATTACTATGATATGTGTCACACAGACTATGAAGCAATGGGATGGAAAT